CTCTAAATATAACTGTTGGATTATATATTATATATGGCTTACTCTGGACTTTATAAACCATTAAACCCAAGGAAGTACCGTGGAAATCCTACTAACATAGTGTATAGATCACTATGGGAGAAAAAATACATGAAATATTGTGATACCACACCCAGTATAATGGAGTGGGGAAGTGAGGAAATCGCAATACCATATAGATCTCCACTAGATAATAGGTCACATAGATATTATCCTGACTTTTATATTAAAGTTCGTGAAAAAAGCGGAAAAATATCTAAGTATATCGTAGAAATTAAACCCAAGAAACAAACTAAACCCCCATATGGTAAGGATAAAAGAACCAGAGCCTATAAGAACGCTGTTCTAACTTTTGCAAAAAATCGTGCCAAATGGGACGCTGCCGAAGACTACTGTGAAAATAGGCAAATGAAATTTTTAATATTAACAGAAGACCATTTAGCAGTATGAGAAGATGCCACAAGGATTTAGAGACATTCAAAATAATGTCGTAAACGATGAACCAGGATATGAAACTATATTTGAAAAAGTAACCGCCAAAACAGGTGGTGAGACTAAATCATATACTTGGTACAGAAATGCAGTAAGAACAGAAAGCTTACTATACAATAAAGCAGCAGGTAGATTAATAAGAGACGAGATACAAGATCGTCAAGGTAAAGAAGAAGAACAAGATGAAAATGAACTAAGAACATACGTAGTCTCTGGTCACATGTATCTCTTTGAGTATGAAGCTAAGTTTGCTAAAAAACTAGAATATTATGATACATTTCCGCTTGTTTATGTTACTAAAGCAACGAGAAATGAATTTTGGGGAGCTAACTTACACTACTTGTCACCTAAGAAAAGAGTATGGTGTATCAAAAGATTGTTAGAAGGTAGAATTGATATTCCTCGCAGTTGCTTTCATAAATACCTAACTAGTAACACACAAGGTTATTTCCTAGACCTATCTTCAAAAGAATGGACTACTGCAATACTATTACCTCTAGAAAACTTCATTAGAAACGTGAAAGGTACAAAAGGTATGTCAGATTACATGAAAGAATTAGTTTGGGAAGACACCCAAGACAAGTTCTATGATAAGTACAAACAAAGAAGAGTAATCAAAGGTTATGGTAAGAAGACAGACAGAACTATGGTAAAGTAATATGGGATTCTTCAATAAAGAAATAAAAGGCCCAGAACCTAAAGGTACTATTAACGAAGGTGATTGGTTTATAGATAAAAATGACCAACATTGGGTATGGAATACTACTCCTAATTCCACTAAAATGACAGGGTTTTGGTCTTCTACTAGAGGTCCAGGTGATGGTCAACGATTGACTCCTGGTGAAGAAGCAAACAAAATGGAGATAGGAGCTTCACCAGTAGGACCATTAAAAGGATATGATAGACTTAGAACACTGAGATATCCAAAGGATGTCATTGACGAATCAACTGACTACGTTTTATTTCAATTTGGTAAATACGTACCACCTTTCAGTCAAGAATCAATTAACACAACTGAAACTGCTGGAACAAACCAATGGACAAAATATAATGCTTCAACTAATCTAACACCGTTTGATACATCAATTATATTACCTATGCCACAAGATTTGGGTAATGAATTATCACAATCATGGGAAGGAAAACAATTTAGTGCAGCAGGTAGAGCAGCAGTAGCAACAGCAGCTGCTGGACAAACCTCATATGCAATGGATAAATTAACAGGTGATTCAAACCTAGTAGCATTGCAAGCATCAATAACAGGAGGAATATTAAATAAACTTCCAGGTGTTGCAGGTAACATCCAATTCAATGATATAACAGGATCTACTAGAGGTATTGTATTAAATCCTAACGCTGAATTACTATACGATTCTCCAGAACTAAGGGAGATAGGTATGAATTGGAAACTATTGCCACGCAATGCTGCTGAAGCAGAAGACATTAAAAGGATTGTAAAAGCATTCAGAGGTGCTTCTCTTCCTTCATGGGGTGAAAAGAATTACTTCACTACAAATGATGCAGCACCAGATATAGGGATCACAGGATTAAAGAATATAGATAATGAAAAGTTAGATAGAAAAGCAAACATTTCAGGATCTAACTTTGTTCATGTACCAAACATGTGTAAGTTTACTTTCATGACAGGTACAGGTACAAACATGAATATAATTCAATTTAAACCATGTGCCATTAGTAAAGTCCAAGTAAACTATACTTCTGATGGTACTTACGCTTCTTATAAAGATGGTGTTCCAGTAGCAACAGAACTCACCCTAAACTTTGTAGAAAGTAAGATTGTATTTGCACACGAAGTTGAGGAGGGATTCTAATGTATTTTTCAATGATACCTGACCTGAAATATGATACTAAACCTATCAGTTATCCATTCTCAGAGTCTGATTACGTTACTGCAAAAAACTTCTTCCGTAGATATAAAATAGACGATGACATCTTTGGTTATGCTACCTTCTATAATAAATATTCGTTGCAAGATAATATAAAACTTGAGACTATTGCTAAAAAATATTATGGTAATGCCTTCTATGATTGGGTGTTAGTGTTAACAAACAATATGATCAGCCCACAGTTCTCACTACCCCAGACTTCAGAAGTAGTAAGAAAAATTGCTGAAGAAAAGTATGGAGAAACAGAAGCATACTCAGGCATACATCATTATGAAACAATAAAACTTGTATCAGAACAAACTGTTAATGGTCTTCCTATAACTATACTTGAAGGTGGACTAGCAGTTGACTTTAACTTCTACACATCAAACTATACCTATTGGAATGGTAACACTGCTGTAACTGTTAATGGTAACACAGTATCAAAACCAATAACAAACTATGAGTATGAAGTGAATGAAAATGAGAAGAAGAGAGAGATCTATATACTAAAGGAAACATTCTTCCCTAGATTCCTAAACGAATTTAAGACAAGGAATTTATATCAAGAATCTTCAGATTTTATAACTAAACGATTAAAAAGAACAGCAGTATGATATTTTGGATTGGATTTTTTGTGATGGTATTTAATGAAGGGTTCGTTATCATGCGACACCAATCTAAATTCTTTGCACAATTAAGAGACGAACTCATCAAAGAATTTGGTGATGGATGGAAGAAGTTTCATTCAACAATGGATTGGGTCTGGCTTGCTGGAGTTGTTCTAGGACTCGTACTAGCAGGGAGTCAAAGACTTACTGACATCGTTGCCCTTGTAACATTCTGGGGTTGTGTTCTATTCTTTGTTTACATACCCAAGTGGGTAGGGTAGCGACTTTTTAGACAAAAAAATACCCCGAAAAATTTTCGGGGATTTAAGGAACTGATAATTTAATTTTGGATTCTCTCTTCAGCAGGGAGGATCTCTTTTTCTTCATCCTTCTCAGGATATATTCTCTTATCATCTGATTCATATGGTGGTTGAACAGATGCAATGAATGTACTTAGGTCTGGTGGTGCTGTACCACTGATAACAGAATGACCTGTAGCAATTAGTCCAATGGACAGTGTTGTTGCTACCATTGTGGCTTCTGCTAACTGTAATAGTTCTGCTAACACTGTTCTTTTACTTAGTGTTTAAAGTATAACATAAAAAAATGGGGTGTGGTCACCCCATGTGTCAGTTTAATAACTGTCCTCTCTGCTCTCAATGTACTCTTTGTTCTGCCTACAGATACCATGTACATCTATCTCTTGATGCAAGTGAGCAGAGGTGTGAAGACCTTCTATCAGTAATAGTACTGCTAACATCATGACTGGAGTAAACCAGAGTGGATTACCCACGACTTCACCTGCTGTTTTCATCTGCGTAAGGAAAGAAGAACTCGTTCATCATTCGGTCAGCATTATCAGCACCGAATCTACTAGACATGTATCCAAGGATAGGGTCTAGTTTTTTCATGTAAACATCAAAGTCTTTATAGAATGATGTGTCTTCACCTGTTGGTTGTGCTTCATCAACCATCTCTCGGTAGAGATTCAGATAATATCTGAAGGTTGGTAAGTATGTATCAACCTGATCAAACTCACAGTACCTTACAAAAATGTTCTCTGAAAAATGGTTGCCCATCTCAAAGAACC